TGCCCCTTCTTTAACGACCCTTTCAAATCGCCGTCATTCCACCCTATCTCAACCATGTTCATCATGTAGTTGTGGGTGAACTTCTGGAAGGTGTAAGTCAGCCGAAGCGGGTTCATCCGGCCCCTGGCCCATGCCGGAAGCGTCTCTTTCCCATAAACACCATGGGCACGGTCGCTAACCTCGTGCGCCTTGTCCATGGCCGTCTCGAAGCTCATTCCAGGGTTCTTGGCCATAATCGCCTTATAAGCGGCAAATATTGTCGTTGCCCTGTTCACCTTCTCGACTGCGCCAAACATGAACATCCCATACTCAACGATATATTTATTCCACATCTCGCCGCCCTTGCTTCTCAGGACGCTTGCCGCCTCGCTGTTGTACTGCGCCTCGTCCCAGCCACTGTCAACGATATACTGAAACGCTTTCCGATCTTCCGCGCGCAGGTCGGTGTCGCCAGACATCCAATCCCTTGTCTCCTTGCGGTATTTACCATAGGCCACTGCCGCATTCGTTATCCTGCCCATGGCCTGAGTAATTGACTCCCCAGTAAGCCCTGAGATCGTACCAGGGACACCTGTAACCATGTTGCTGAGGTTGACAGCCGCCGATGACACCCTGAATCCCAAAAATTTCAAGACCGCCAACCCTTGCAGTGTCCCCATTATCCGGTCAACATGTTCGCTGTTACGAAGCACGTCAATCATAAAAGCCCTGCCGTCTCGGTAAGCGTTCTTCTGCTTTCCTGAATGGACACGCCGGTCATCTATTATCTCCATGTATTCCGTAAACGACGGGCGTTCGCCTTCTTCTGCCTTCTGTGCCTTATAGTCCTGCCAAGAGAAGTCGCGTCCGGTGAAGGCGTTGAGCATGGCCTTTGAGGTGTCACGCTTGGCAAGGCCAGCCGCCGTGTCTCGCGCTGATTGCACAACCGCCTTCAACATATCAGTCTCGTACCCTTCCCAGACGGTATCACCAGCAAGACGTTTCATCCTGGAGGACAATGCGCCACGGCCCTTGAAGATGTCGGCAATCTGCATGGTCAAAAGCGCGTCAACATGAAGAGCCGCCTTCACCTCATCGCTATCGTTCTTGTTGATCTTTGAAAGGTTGTCGGCAATGATAGCGTCAATCGAGGCGATCAGCTTGGAAGCGTCAAAGATATCATCAACAGGGGAATCATCTTTCTTGAACTCCACCGTATATCCCTGCGCCTTCAGTTCCTGAATCCTTTTTGCCGCGTTGGGGAACACCTTCCCTACCCACGCCATTGTCCAGTTGGCAGCCGTGCCCTTACTCCCCCATTCAGCCCCTGCAACCGGCAAGTCGAAATGCTCACGCCGTGGATTCATGCCGTGCTTTTTGGCGATAAGCACATACTCCCCTGCGTTTCTGATACGCGGGAAGTAAGACCCGCGCAGGTCGCCCATCTGAGCTATGGCCTGTGAAAGCGTCAAGGGTCTCATTTCCCCATCGGTGCGCTTCTTGACTGTCAGCGTCCCGAATCGCTTCTGGCCTTTTACTTTCCCGCCATGCTTTGCCGCCCATTTCTTCGCCTTCTGTTCACTGGTGAACTCTCGGAACACATCATCACCAATGGCACCAATTCCCTTCTGGGCCTTCTTGCTCTTGCTGACCGCCATATAAGAAATCATCTTAGCCGTTCGATCAAGGGACTCGTCCGCCTCCTTTTGAGTGGCAAACAAGGCGATAGGCTTTTTCTTGCCGTCAGCGTACACCCCATACCTACCAGCCTCATCAATAGCCCCGTCACCGATAAAAGGGTCAGGAAGGCCGTTTGCTTTATACTCTGCCTGAATCCGGCGCATATCAGCCGCGCGCATATCAAACTCGGCGTTCAAGACCTGCCGTGCTAAGAGAACCGCCTTTGCCGCGTTTGCCGAATAGCCCTCTTTAAGTAGCCGGTCATGCTCGGCTTGCATCATGGCGTTCTTCGCGTCCATCTCTTCCTCAAAGATCCCGATAACGTCCTTCTCGGGATTGTAAACCTGCCAGCTATCGGCAACCTGTTTCATCCTGAAAGCATATCCAGTCTGGTCGGTGTCCACTAAATAATCATTGGCATCGGTATAAGATTCCGCATCGGTCTCTTTCAACCCTTCGGAGAATTTTATAAACTCCTCACCAAGGATTTGACGCTCGTAATTAAAGCGCAGGTCACGACGGCCAAGGGCCGCTTTCATCATCCGTCCTAACGCCGCAACCTTTTTGAAATAGTATTCAGGGGATTGGAAAACCCTACTCCAGACACTTGTATCAATCGTGTCAGAATCGGTGTAAATCACGGAATATTTATCAAGGAAGCCTTTGACTTCACCTTGGATTGATTCGAGAGATGCGGGATGGCCGGACGCTATGGAGTAACGGTAATCTTTGGTCTTGCCGAAGGTTGTGTTGTCTGTGGTCTTGATCTGGTTGGCATCGGCGATGATGATAAACTCGCCTGAGTCTGTGTAGTGGATGGAATCATAGCCTTTCAAAACCATCTTCTCAGCCCATGCCCGTGCGTCGGCTTTTGATGTCCATTCCGATCTTGCACGGGCAAACTCTGTGCCCTGCTCCCTTGTGTCAACTTCAAGCGTTTTGTTGACGCGGACATAAAACTCTTCGATCTTCCCTACAAGCCGCTTATACGGGACTGCGTTCATTTCAACAGGAGTCATAAAAAAACCAAGCCCTGCTTGGTAAGACCCAGACCCTTTTACTATTTTATTAAATGAGATATGAAACGTCCCTGGGTCTGTACCAAGCGTCGTTGAACCGTGATAGAAGACCTGCCTGTTTCCTTTCTCGTCAAGAACTATGTGGCTTTTTCCAGAGACTTCAAATACCTTTCGTGTGCCATCGTGCATGTGTTGTGCGCGGCTCTCAAGGATTGGACTGTCACCCCAGGCGGAAATTGCAGCATCCAAATCTCGTCCAGTAAGCCCTCTGCTCGACAACCTTGTTCCCATCTGTGCTGTGTCTCGTCCGGCCTCTCGTCCGCCAAGGCTGGATGATTTGCTCCGTACTTCCGCACCGCTTCCGCGCGCTTCTCGCATATCGCCTTGACCTCTTCCTTTGGCATTCCCGACCAACAGTCTTCCCATGCTTCCATCGTTAGATACTTCTCTACCGACACCCCGCAACCCTGGCTTATCTGTTCTATACTCGTTCCCCTGTGTTGTGGTGTCATTTCCGCCCAACGCTCTTCCATCGTTCTCATTTCGTCCACCTCGTATCGCTTGTACCGCCAGAGCGTTAAAGTCTGCCACGTTGAAGATTTTGGGGCTGACCCCCATCTTGACAAGAGCCGCCTTGACCCTGGCTATAGCAAGGCGAATAACCCCTAATGTATTATCGCCTTTCTCAACAAGATAAGCAAGTATCTCTTCATTATAATATTGCTGGTTCGTGTTCTGTGGAATCCTTGCCATTGCGGACTTGATAGCCTTAGCCGTTGCGCTTGTCCCTTTTGCCCGTTCCTGCAATGAGTTCAATATCCGCTGAAATGCCTTGTCACCTATGAGCAACTTTCTGGCGTGGACTCCGACTTCGTGCTTGAGAACGCTCCAGACGTTGCCGTCCTGGATGTTCCCCTCTACAAGATAGACATGGCCGTCCTCGTCAGTGAACCCTTGCACCTTGTCAATATCCACTGATTTCTTGAGGCCCATCCCTGCGGCCTGCTCGCGGCTAACAATCTCAACGGCCCCAGATTCGAGCAAGCCAGGGGCAATCTCGTTCAGTTCGGCCTTGATGTCCGCAGGGGTGAAGTCGGCATTCTCTCCCCGAACAGAAAGCTTTGCTTCATCCTCCGCTCGTTTTGCGAGAGTCTCCTCTACCTCGGTCATCCTTGCTATCTTCTCTTGCAGCTCAGCCTCTTTCGGGAAAGGGGCATTTGCCGATTCACGCAAAGAGTCGATGTTCTTATTGGCCCTTGCAAGATCAACCTCTAACATGCTTTTTTTTGCGTTAAACCGAGTCGTGGAGGTGCCTTTCTCAATATCTGAGAACAGCTTGGACACATTAACACCAAGCACCTTCCCGTCTTTTGCTGCCGTCAGGGTGTGTTGGAAAAAACCGATTTCATCCTTCTGCCCGTCTTTCCCCTTAATATATGACTCGCCAGAAAGGTCTATAGTCCCGTCGTCGTTACGCTCGGCGGTTATCTCTGTCTCAATCCCGTTGCGTTCCAGAACCCCCAACTTGATTTCAACATCGACTCTGCGGTCGCTGGTCAACTTAGCGGCAATGTCGCGGTTCACATCAATCCGGCGAGTGTACTCCTTCCCGCCCATCCTTGCAGAGAACACGGCAGGGAAGTCACCCAGGGCTGCGTCAACATACTCTTCGGCCTTGTCGTAGTTGGTAAACTCCTTCCCGTCTATCGTTGCCCTGAATTTACCAAGTGACTTGCCGTCTTCGTCCTTCTCCGGCCTCAGTGCCTCCAATTTCGTCAATGCCCTGTATCTGTCACTGAAGACGAACTTCTCTCCGTCTATCTCTACGATCCTTGCATTTACAGCATCATTTGATGCCGCCTCACCATCTTCTATCGTCCCAATGGTAGCCTCAAGCTCCGCTATCTTCTTTGGGTTGTCGCCAATAGCCTTCTCCGCATTGCTTAGGCTGCGCCCATTCGCGTAACCCTGGTTTCGGTGCGCTCGCTTTAGCCGATTGAGTTTATCAATGCGGGATGAGAGTTCTACCAGTTCCAGCCGTAACGGTTCGCCCGACGCAATGGCCGCAATCTCAGCAAGGCCCAGCATATCAGCATCGTCAAACTCCATCGAAAACTCACCGTTGTATTTCCTGATTCCGTTTATCATCTTGAGCTTGGTCGCATTTAAGGCCCAAAGCTTCTGGTCAACGGTCGTCTCGGTGACATAGGCAATGATCTCAACCTTGAACTTATCGTGCCCATATTTTTTATAAAGCTCGTTCCCTTGCCGGATGATACGCCCCTCCCGTTGCTCAATGTCTGAAGGCTTCCAGGTAACGTCAACATGATGCAGGGCAACAAGACGCTCTTGTACATTTGTCCCCGCGCCCATTCTTGGAGTAGAGCCAATCAGCACCCGCACCTGTCCACTATTCACCTGCTCAAACAGTTGCGCCTTCTGAAGGTCGGTGTTCGCTTCGTGGATAAACCGGATTTCATCGGCGGGAATCCCACTGGCAATGAGGTTGTCTTTTATCTGCTGATAAGCGTTCCAGTTGGCCGTAATCGAACGCCTGACCGCTTCCATCTCCTGGCTGTTGTACTTGTCAAGCCTGTCCTGAACCGTCCTGAGCTTGTCGCTATCTCCAGCGTTATATGCGGTATTGCTCTGTGCAAGCAGGTCGTCGTACCTCCGCAATTCGTCAGCGTCACGCTTGGACGCTTTCGGTGTCGATCTATCCAGGAAGACAAGTTGAGTCCCCTTGTCCTTGTCCCACTTCTTGTAAATCCTTGTCGCCTCTTCTGCCACTCGTTGCAGTTTTCCGCCTTCCTCCGTTGAGTCGGTCTGGCTATTGACTTCCCTGGCATCAAGTGACACCTCTCGCGCTCGGTTCATGAGCCTTAACCGCTCCGCTGCTCGCTCAATGGGGTTCTCGATATTGTTAAGCTCGTTGAACCCATCAACGATCTCTCCGATCAACGCCTCTTGCGCCGGTGTCGGCTTGACGCTGATGACCGTCCTTGTGCCACCTTCAAGCTCAGGGAGGGGGAACTTCTGGCCGGGGTTGTCCTGCTCAAACCATTCCTTGATGTCCTCGTTAGTTACACTGTCGGCGAATTGATGGTAAGCGTCGATGAGCGAGCGCATGTTGACCCAATCACGGCCAAGCCGCGTGACTTCCTTCAGGCCCCTGCCGCTCTCTGTCGGCTCGTAGGCCGTCGCAACTGAGGCATATTGGTTTTGCCATGCGTCGAAATGTTCAAGGCCAAGGTCTCTCAGGTTGTCCAGGCCAAGATACCGCTGCAAGATATACATCTCTACCGCGCTATTGCTGATCGGTGTACCCGTAAGAAACGCTATAGAGCCACGGGCTGATTCACGCAATGTCCGTATCTTGTTCCATAGGTCATACGCCTTGCCAGAGCCTTCCTTGGGATTCATCCCCCTGACATTCTGGTTGCTATGGTAGAAAAGATTTTTGAAAGAGTGAGCCTCGTCAATGGTCAAGTCATCAATGCCCATCTGCTCAAATGTTAGAAGACGATCTTTCTTGCCGCCCGCCTCCCTGAGTCTTCCCAGTCTCACTGTCAGCTTGTCCAGCATAGATTCTGCCGCCTTGACGGTCGGTGACTTAAACCTTGACCCAGGGTTCTCCGCATCTTGCTGCTCTTGCGCTTCTTTCAATGCCTCTTCTGCCTGCGCGATCTCTTCGACAAGATAGCGGGTCTCGGTCTCAGGTGAGATGCCGATAAAACCAAAGGAAGACTCAGGAACGATAACAATGTCCCAATCGCCGGTTGCAATCTTGGCAAACAGCCGCCGCCGTTTCGACTTCTGGAGGTCTTTCTTGGTCGCCGCAAGTACCTTTGCCCCAGGATAGAGCCGATACACATCCGCCGCCCATTGCTCGACCAGGTGATTAGGGACGACAATCATCGGCTTTCTTGAAAGTCCCATGCGCCGACGTTCCATTGCACGGGCAATCCCGACTATCGTCTTTCCCGCACCTACCGCATGGTCGTAAAGAACAAACCTGTCTGTTATCCCCCGCCATACCCCGTTTTTCTGATGCCGTCGCAACTCAATTACCTCGTCAGGCACTTTACCAGGGAGTGTTAAGTGTGACCCGTCACGCTGCCGCAAGACGACATTGTTGTATTTCTTGTTGAACAGGTCTGTCAATGCTTCCCGCCTGTCGCCGTCCTTGAATACCCAATCGGCAAACTCTTCTTTAATCTCTTCCGCCTTGGCATTTGCAAGCTCTGTCGCAGCCTGATCGACATGGTATGTCCCGTCCTTGTCTTTCCATCCGATCTTGATAGTATTTTTGTTCAGGATGGCGGTTAAAAGTTCGAGGGGAGTCTTCTTTTCTGTTCCCCATTTTCCACCAATCTGCGAGTCCCCGTAAACAGCGTAAGCATTCGGCCCCTTGCTGTATTGGACAGTGGCTTTATCCACTCCAATGTGCTGAGCGAAGTCGCTATATACCTTCTCGGATATCCAGTTTGCGCCAAGGGTAGCCGTGACATTCTCCGGCCCCCATGGTTCAGGCTGCACCGACTCAAGGGCGGAAATGTTCTTTTTCACACCCGCTTCCTTGGCCGCTTCGAGCTTTCTTCCTACATTGCCGGAAAGGTACTCGTCCGCCGTCACCCATGCGCCCGTCTCAACATCATGGTAAATAAGCGGCTTGTCCATTGAAGTGTGGAGCTTGTCAATTACCCCCTGCTCGTCGGTTTCGAGTAGCTCGGCAATGCGCCCCATCTCAACAACGCCTGACTCAGAAAGGGTGATTGCCAGTGCGTCATGGGGATTGTCTGCTTTATCTTGTGGCGTGTATGGGTAGATAACCCGCTTCTCAAGAATAGTGGAGAGCTGCGCCGTGGCGGCTCTCGGCTCCGCGCCGGTCTTGCTGGCTACCAGCTTCGACACTGACTTTTTGTACTTATTCTCAAGGGCGTAGAGCAACGGAGCATCTGGCATCCCGTCTATGACCGTGACGGTCGCACTGTCATTCATGAATCCGTGCGCTCTCCTAAACCCGTCATATAACGACTTGAGGTGTTTCCTATTTGCCTCTATTTCTTTCGCTGACGACTGGCCGTCCATCTCCATTGCAATCTGTTTCTTCAGTGCGTCAAGCACAGCGACGGCATCTTTGAGCCTGACAAACTTATCCTCTGACAAGCGCATAGAAGCAGGGATGTCGTTCTCAGACTGGAACACCTCTTTCGTCTTCGCGTTTTCCCTGCCGTTCTTGATCTTATTGCCTGCCTCGTCAACAAGATCAACCTCTCTAAACCACTTGCCGTTTTTATCCTGGCTGAGGCTCTCTGACCATGCGACACCTGGCTTTATTTCCCTAATCCCAAGGCCGTGTGAACCGCCTTCAAGCTCTTTATCGTAAACCTCTGTCAGCCGTCCATCCGAAGAAAGAGAAATGATCCCATCCTCACTCCCTGCCATGGCGACTTTGACCGCCGAAACCATGTTGTCGTAGTGCTTCTTCGCCTCTTGCGGTGCTGCTGGTTTTGCTGGCACTATGTTCTCGGGCAAGACCTCCTTGATCTTATCACTCAGAAGCCCCTGAATATCTGCGCCCTTTTCGACGTGAACGGTAATGTCCTTGCCAAACCTCATTGAACCCGTTCTGTCAATGGTGCCAATGATATTATTCGGATTGTCGGCAAAGTACCGGCTAATATTCATTGGCTCCCCGCCTTCGGGGTCAGGGATTGATTGTGTCCCCGTCCAAGATGCGTCCCCTCGCATTCCGTCCGGCTGCGACCCGACCCCTGCGGTTTCGGATTTTTCTGCTGGCTGTTTCTTCTGGAAAAAAACAATGTCGGTGACAACATCCGTCCTTGCGTTCTCCTTAAAAACGGTGTCAGGAAGGCGGATTGCCCCTATAAGGTCGGCTTTCTCGGCAATCGCCTTTCTTGCTGTATCGTCTTTTGCGTCGAGGAAATACCGTGAAACGACAAACGCCTGAATGCCGCCTGGCTTGAGCGCGTCAATCCCTGCCAGCATGAACTGATTATGGACTGAGAACCTGTTGAATTGTGGCGAGTAGGGGAAGGAAAGGCTGTCCTGGCCGAAAGGAGGATTGCCGATAACAAGGTCAAATGAGTTTCCAGGAAGCGGAACTTTCTCGAAACCGGAATGGAGTACCGATGCTTGCGGGTAAAGCAGTGTCGCTATTCGTGCGGTGATTGGGTCATATTCAACGCCCATGAAATTGAGCGCAGTGTCTTGTGGGGCAAGTCCAAGGAAGTTCCCTGTCCCCATTGACGGTTCAAGGACGGTGCCGCCAGTGAATCCAAGTCGTTTAACTCCTTCCCATATTCCACGGACAACGGCCTGGCTTGTGTAGTGTGCCGCCTTGGTGCTGTTCCTTGCAACCTTGAGTTCGTCAGCGGTGAGAAGAGCCTCTACTTCATCTACACGGGCTTGCCAGCCATCTGCGACCCCTTTGGTAAGCCTGTTCCTGAATGCGTTGGCAAGTCCGCCCCATCCAACATATCGGGCAAGTACCCGCTGTTCCTCTGGAGTAGCGCGTCTTCCGTCGGCCTCGATCTGCTTTAGGGCCTTGATTGCCGCGATATTATCCTTGAACTTGACACCTTCGCTGCCTTTGCCAAGCTCAAGATCATCAGTGATAGCAAAGTTTGTAGCAGGGATTCTTGCAGGAGTCTCTGCTAATCCTCGTCCCGCTCCATCGCTTCTACCACTGCTTTCTCCGGCTTCAGATAGATGTACCTTCTTAGCACCTCGGCCTCGGCTTCGTGTGGGGCTATTCCGTTGTTTATCATGTCCCTCATCTCCCGACCGGCCTTTGTCCCCACCTTCATTGCTTTTGCCCTCAGCGTGTCCGGTGACAGGCTCTTGAACTGTGTCGGTCGCCATTCCTCCAGATGCTTCATGTAAGCGTCCCTGAATTTCCTTGGGGTCATTGTCAGATAAAAGCTCATTTTTGTCCTCCGTTGTTGGTTGGCCTTCAATTCTATTATCGGTCGTTTCCTGGGTAGAGTCAAGGGTGGCATTGATGTTTTTGACACCATCCATTTCGTTTATGAGGATAGCATTTAACTCAGCAGCGACCTCGCTGGATGGGGTCATCCCCTTTGTGTCGAGTCCAGGGTAAAGCCGCAAATTCTCGTAAACACCTGGTAGATACCTCGCAAACTCCTTTCCGATACCATCAATAACCGATGTCGCCCATGTAGAAAAATTTCTTGCGCCATGCTCGAAATATGCCCCGCCGACGATAAAAACATCTTGCAGCATCTCTGGGTCAAATCCAGACCTCAGCGTGGCTCGCTTCTCCTTTAGCCTTTTCATAGCCGCTTCTACCGCTGAAGCTTTGAACAGCTTGTTGCCTGAAAAGTCTATGCCCGTGCTTGCTTCTCCCTGCCCTGCTTGCTCCTCACCTCTCGACGGCGGCGTTTCAGTGTTTGTGCTTTCCCCCTGCTTCTCAGCCTTCTTCGCCATCCCATCAGACAGACTATTCATCAAGTCCATGACCGTGCCACGCTGCCCACCTGGAGCATACTCTTTATCGGCATAGGCTCGCAGTTCGTCCATTGCGGGTACTGGTCGGCCAGCGGCCTTGAGACGGTCGGCCTGGGCCTGGTATGTCTTGGTGATAGTCTTGTGGAGGTGGGTAAGGGCTGGGTCTTGGGTTGCCGCGCCGTCTGAGAGATCAGCCCCCGTCGGTTGGCCGGGGCGCGCTTCATCCTTTTTCGAGGCGATAGGCGTGGGCGGAATCTCGCTTGCTTGCTCTTGACTCCCCTTTGCTACATCTTCGCCGCCTAACTGTGCGGATTCGTTCTCGGTATTTGCTTGATCGGTGTTTGCTGTTGCTGAAACTTCAACCGTCCACATTGTTTTTTTAAGATGTCCGGTTCCTTTCTCTATCGCTTCGGATATTGAAGGCCACTTCCCAATTGTCCCACCACCCCACGGGCCTCCCCCCCCTGAGACATAGCCTTCCCCAAGGCGTATAGCATAACCGTCTTGATATGGAACGACAGTAGCCGTATGTTTTTTCTTACCGCCAACTGTTTCCGTTTTGGAAACAGTTGGGGCAAGGCCGTGTTCGGCCAATACTTCAACCGGAACTTGCTTGCCTTCCGCTTGGGCTTTCTTCACCGACTCAATGTGTTGCGCCCCTGCATCAATAACGAGCTTATTGTAATCATACCCCCTTACCTTTGCCGATTCTGGGTTGCTTATTGAGTGCGCGATATATTCATCCCGCGTCATCTGCCAAATCTCTTTTGGCATAGCCGCTGCTTTGTCCCCAGCAACATCTGGTGGCTGCTGGGCTTCTGTCGGCTTATTTGTGACGGGGCTTGTCGGTGCTGCGTTACCTGCGTCACCGGCTTTCATTTTCGCCTGTGCGTAGGCTTCGGCCTGTGTCCGGCCTCTCCCTCTATAAATAGGAGTTGCCCCAGTCGCCCCCTCTCGCTTTATCGTTGCAATGGCACGTCCTTGTTTGTCTTGCTGCATAATGACTACGTGCCCTTCAATGCCAGGAGCAGGGTACTCTTTCCCTAAATGCTCAACGTCGGTAAACGTGGTTGGCGTTACGGTTCCAACGCTTGGGCGATCTTCCTTAATGCTCTCTGCAACATTCGCCGCAGCATTCCCTTTCACTGAATGCTCATTCTCAGCAAGCTGGCCCTGCGCTTGGCGGCCTGCCTCGCCAAATGCCGCCTGAACCGCCTCCGCGTCTTTTTCCTTAAATACCCACCCGTCCTTGCTGAACAACACCGGCTTCAACCCGGCATCCTGCGCTTGGGCCTTAGTTGCTTCTTTGTCGCCTGCAACCCGCACCATCCCGCTTTTCAGGGTGGTAATAGAAAGAGGCGCTTCTGGGTTGTACCCCTCATAAGCCGCCCGCGCCGCCTCTTCTGCCGTGGACGGCCGACCTGTGGCATTCCGCTGGAGCGTGTCGGCGTTCTGCAACTCCCGATATGCGTTTCCACGACCTGCCGCAAACGCCATGTCTTCAACCGTCTGCCCTTGGTCTTCGTCGTAAATCTTCCACGGGTCAGCGCCAATTCCACTATCCGTAGGCCCTGCCTGGTCAGGCTGAACCGTCGCCTGAATGCCACCCTCGGCAACAGCCTTTCCGATTGGCCCGGTCGGTGCCGCTTGTTGCGACGATTGCCTTGAACCCATAAAGGAGTCAAATGATTCGTAAGGTTGTGTCGTCAACTCCTGTTCCGCTTGGTCGCTATTCCGGCGGACAGGCAATCCATTTTTTACATCCTGTTCAGCTCCGGCCCTCCAAGCGTCAGCGTCCAAGATGCCATTCTTCAGCGCATCCTGGTGAAGCATATCAACGACCATCATCCTCCCTGCGGGAGAAGCGGACGCTGGGTCAGATAGAGCCTTGTCTATTTCTCCAGCCTGTTTGGATTGCTTGTAGTTTGCCCGAAGGCCAAGAGGGGCAAGAAGTGCGGTCATGCCCAGTGTCGGCCCGATGGAATCCTTCGCCGCCGTCCACGGGTCAGCACCATTCACCCCTGCCTCACGCTCGACATAGGCTTGTGATGACCCTTGGCCCATCTCTGTAGCAACCTCTCCCACCGCTGTTCCAGCCAAGTTTTTCAAAAATGGCTTAACGACGGCCTTATCTGTTGCCGCCGATATTCCGCCATCAATGAGTTTACTTGCGCCCATGCCAAGAGCTTTCTTGCCCATGCCAATGAATCGCAAGCCAAGGGCGTTGGCTATTGTCTCGCCCCCCCACTCAACCCCGAGATTCTTCCACCCTGCAACCTTCGCTTCATCCTCCGTTCCACCAGCCTTCTTGACATTCTCATACGTCTCTTGACCCTGGGCCATAGCCGCAGGGATTGCACCGGCAACCGAAGAGATCGCCAGGGCTGTTCCTGCTCCGATTGCGGCTTCTGGAAGAGCTGTAAGACCTGCCCCGATTGCTAAAGGTGCCGCTATAGACGGGGCGATCATCTCGGCGCCACCTGCCAAAGCGTTGACAACGGCCCCATGCTTCTTGGGATTCAGCATATACTCTGGGTTCTCGAGAACCTGCTCTTCAGCCATCATCGACATCCCTTTTCCGGCATCGTTTATCGCTGACCCCTCCTTGCTCCCCCATTGGATTGTTTTCCCCACCATATCAGGGACACGGCCCATAACCCCAGACTTGAACCCGGCCAGCACCTCACCCGGTGCCGAACGATCTTTAAGCTCAGACTCAAGATGCTTCGGCTCCTGAGACACCCAAGTCTCACGCTCTTTTTCATCACTGGTGTCACCGGCCACATGGTCATAATATGCGCCACGGATCGCCTTGCGGCCCTCGTGATCGGACTTCTGATAACGGTCATCTGCGGTGATATTGTCCCAAGAGAGAGAACTGTCGGCCATGGTGTTTTATCCTTCTGCGTTGAGTGACGGGGTAGTCTTATTGATGGCGGCGAACTACTTAAAACAATCCTTGGCTTTGTGGCCGGCGTGGCTGAGGTTTCCTGTTCTGCTTGGCCTTGTCAAAGACAGAAGATGCCGCCTGCTCTTGTTCAGTAAAAGGCGATCTCACTCGCCCCGAGTTTTGGTCAACAAGAAGCGTCTGCTCTTGTGGAACCCCGTTTGCATCGACCCCTGTTATTTTATTGAATGACTGCCAATTCTGCTCTACAGGTTTTGGCGGCACGGTCAACCCGCTTGTGTCCATGGTAGGAGGCCCCGCAAGCCGCGCCGCTTGAGTGTTGACTTGCTGACCAGTTTGGTTATTTCTTACCCCGTTCCCGCCAATAGTCAAGTTCATAGTCCCCTGCGGCCTTGGGTCAACACCACCGGAAAGGTCGGCATTCATTATCCGCTGTGTAGCTGACTGCGGGAGCCTTGCGCTGTTGACAAAAGTGCCGATGGCGTTAGGGTTAACACCTGCATTTGTCAGCGCGACCCCTGACCGTAGCTGCTCGCCAACAAGGTTTGCAGCGTTATTCCTACCGGCCAATTCAAGCGAGTTTGCGTTCGCGCTATTTTGACGAGCAGTCGCCCCCGTTTCCTGTAGCTGGTTGTTAGCAAAAGAACCCCTATTGCTCTCCTGCTGGTTGGCAAAAGCTCCTGCATTCTGGAGCTTCTGCTGTGCTATCTGGTTTTCACCGGCTATCTTTATCGCGGCCAGATTGTTTGCCTCCTTGGCGTCAAAATTCCGCTGTTTCCTCGCTATTACCGCCGAAATTTCTTCTTTGCTCGGTGCCTTGTACCTCATAATTACCCTCCAATGTTAGTCAACACCAGTCATATCGTAATTGTACCTTGTCTCGGTAGATTTGCTTGTGCTTGATGTCCTTGAATCCGAACTCGTACCACCAATAGACGCGCTCACATTCGCCGCATTCAACGCCGATGCTGTTAACTGCGCCCCGACATTCATTATACCTTCTGTGCCCTTCAATTGTAATTCTTTTATTGCTTTATACCCGCTTGTCGCCGCTTCTATTTCAGAAACCGCCTTCTTCAAATTGAAGTCGGCGACCGACACCTGCGCCCTGATCTCCTCTATCTTGGCCCTATAATATGCCTCGCTCGCACCGTTCTCGGCGGCGTAGGCGTGTACCTCAGCCTCAAACGCCGATACGACCGCGCCGACCTGCGATGACTTAGCCCTTACCTCTGCGTCATAGGCCGATAATTCCGCCTTGTATTTCTCAACGGAAGCTGTGTTCTGCCGCATCACCACCTCAAGCTCTTTCAGGTGCGCATCCAGTGATTTGCTGTGCGCCTCAACCTCAACCTCGAACGCCTGAACCTGTGCCTTGTAAGCCTCGGCCTTTAACGCCTCGCCACGAAGCCGTGCCTCATACAGATCGACCTTCGACTTTTCGCCCTCCATCCTGGCTATATAGGCTTGAGTGAGGGCCTTGAACTGCTCAATCTTGGTCAGCTCAATCTCAGAGGCGATCTTTGCCCCTTCCATCTCAGAGACATAGAGCTTCATCAAGGTCTCCGCCGCCCCAACCTGCGCGGTGTAAACCTCAACAAGGGACTTCTGCACCTCCGCCGATACCCTCGCACCCTCAACTTGACCCTTGAAGACCTCCACCTCAACAAGGGCAGCTTTGACTACCGATTCATAAACAACGGCCTCGCTCTTATAAGCCTCAAGCGAAAGTTCGTGCCGCTTGATCATCGCCTCATGGATTGACAGGCCGTTATTGGCGACAGCCTTTGCCGCTTCCATTGCCATAACAGCGTTCTTCTCGTAAAACTCGCGGATCATCCCCTCCAGCTTAGCACCAGTCTCGATAATGAAATCGTTATGCTTTACCCGCAACTCTGCCTGGTTGATTGTTATCTCACGGCTGGCCAGCATGTTGTTTCGGGAAATCTGCATGTTTATTTCATTGATTGCGCTGGTCAGCATCCCCGGCGGCAACGTGAACCCGCGCGCCGCCCAATAGTTCGATGCCTCGTCGTACAATCGCCCATTCTCGACAAAAGTCTTGTCAAGGAACCGCTGATACAAAGCGTCCTCTTCCGCCTGCAACATGCCAGTGCCGCCGTTTGTGATGTCGTGCAGGACTCGCGCCAACAGATCAGACCATATCTCTGAGACGTAGCTGGTCGGGGCGCAAGAAAAAGGGGTCGGGCTTGTGATGTTTTCGGCAGGTAGCGTCGCCGTAAACGCCGGAATGGTGGTCGTTGGTGCCGCTGGGATGTTAATATCCGAGAACGTCGGGACAGAAGGAAGCGTGACGGTCGGGACGGCTGGCAACGCTACAGGGTTGATGACCGCAAGCGTAGCCGTAAACGGAATGTCGGTGATGCTCGGGGCCGGAACCGTTACATACGATGGGTCGGCAATATTGAAGGTCGGGAATGCGGGGATGGTGATGGTTGGCAGGGTGGCCCATGTCATCGTCGCATTGTTCGTCGGCCAACCGCCGGTTATCGCCAAGGTCTCTGTGAAATCAGGCCGAACACCGTAATCAATAGGTGATATGCTTATAGTTACATCGTCGATGTCTCCAGGATCAGGAACAACAAGGTCAGTGACAAACGAATTGATCGTGTTGATATACGTTTTGGTTATAGCGAACGACTCCGCAGCATACGCATTTAGGCTCTCCATCCCGTTATAGACAATGGCATACGGGCTTGTCGGGGCAATATGCGCCATCTGACTTGCGTCATGAGCTTCAGTTGTAGTCTCGTAAATATAGCCATTGTCAAAATATACTTGCGTGTGATCGGTGGCAAGCAATGGAAAATCGCCGCCCGGCGAGTCACCAGAGATATCGAACATGCTCTTCCCTGTCTGCGCGTGGAATACGTTATAGGCGGTATGCTCATATCCTGCTGGTGGTACTAAATACATGGCGTGTTATCCTTCTTAGGTGGTGATAGCTATTTGACAAGGCGTATCGTTTTCCTTTGTCCGCTTGATTACAGTTACCCCGCCAGCATGGGTCATTACAGCCCTGCGTCTGCGGTTTTCTGGCGGCACATCTGCCGAGGTGGTATATTGGGTGCCCATTACACTTGTGCCTATATCAGGCAAATCAGTTATAGCCGTAGCAGTCTTACCGCTCCGCAATGGCTCAGGCGTTGCTATATTCCCGCCTTCGCTGGTGAACAGGTCGATTATTATATCAGTATCGTTTGCCTGAATGATATGCTTGAATGCTGCTCTATGAGAGTAGTCTCTTACCCACTCCTTCACCATCGTCCAACTACCGGCTATACAGCTCCAAAGTTCCGCATCCTGCTCACTGCCTGTATTGTAATACAGGATAGCACTGTGGCCATCGGCAGAAATGGTAATGCCTTCATAGCCGTCAGAGTAGTCTCTTACCCAATGTTTCACCATCGTCCAACTGCCGGTTATACAACTCCAAAGCTCCGCATCCCACACACTGCCTGTATAGTAATGCACAGTAGCAGTACGGCCATCAGCAGAAATGGTGTAGCCGTGATAACTGTAAGAATCGGTACTTACCCAATGTTTCACCATCGTCCAACTGCCGGTTATACAACTCCAAAGTTCCGCATCCCACACACTGCCTGTATAGTAATACAGAATAACAGTACGGCCATCAGCAGAAATGGCACTTTGTTCATAGCCGTAATAGTAGCCGCTTACCCAGTGTTTCACCATCAGCCAACTACCACTCACACAACTCCAAAGCTCCGCATTCAACACACTGCCTGTGTGAAAATGTACAGTAGCAGTACGGCCGTCGGCAGAAATGGTACTGCCGTAAAAAGTGTAAGAGCCGGCGCTTACCAAGCTATCAATCATCGTCCAACTGCCGGCTATACAACTCCAAAGCTCAACGTCCCGCTCCTCGATACCTGTATGATAATACAGAATAACAGTACGGCCATCAGCAGAAATGGCATAGTCATAATAAGTGGTATCGTAGTCTTTTTCCCAGTGTTTCACCATCAGCCAACTACCGGTTGCACAACTCCAAAGCTCAACGTCCCACACGTTGTCTGTCCGGTAATTCACAGTAGCAGTACGGCCGTCGGCAGAAATGGTACTGCTGTAAAAAGTGGTATCGTCAGTGCCTACCCAGTGTTTCACCATCAGCCAACTACCACTCACACAACTCCAAAGCTCAAGGTGGGAAGCGCCGCCTGTATAGTAATTAATAACGGCACTGCGGTTATCGGCAGAAAGGCTGTGGGTATAATAAGGATAATAATAACTATCTACCCACTTCTTTATCATCAGCCAACTACCGGTTGCACAACTCCAAAGCTCAATGTTTTCCGTGCTGCTTGTATAGTAAGGCACAACGACACTGATATGATTAGCGAGGGAAGGAGAAGATTGGAGAACGGGCATTGCCTGACCAACATAATACCCTGCAACAGCGGGGTCATTATTCTCTGCATAATACCAATATCCCCCATCCTTGTAGACGATAAACGCTGTCTCATGAGCACTAACTAACGTCGCGCCTTCGATATTGAATATCTCTTCCCAGCAATAATTACCCTCCCACTCCTTCTTCTTCTCCGGCACAAATGATGGACTCCAAATCTTCACAAAGCTCATGCCGTGACAGGTGCTTGCCACGATTACCGAACCGTCTCTGAGCGTTCGCCGCATGACATTCTGCTTCAAATCCTGGAATCCTGCCTGGTTTTCCGCAAGGCTCAACAGGCTATCGGCCACGCCGATATAAGTTCCAGCAAGGTCTTTGTTGCCTTGCAGCGATATTTTCTTAGGAATTTTCCGAAAAGCCATGGCTCCGCCCGATAAAAAGACAATCGACCTGACCTACCGAGAATGATTTACCGGACTTGTTGCTGAGCTTGTAACTCCAGAACCGGCGATGCTCTGATCTCCCTATCGGCACACGCCGCCGCTGATCTACCCCTGCCACACCCGAACCGGCAATAAGAAACGCCTTGGGACTGCCGCTCTCGCCGGCGATGGTAAGGATCATATCGCCGCTTGACCGGAATCCGAAGTACATGAACCTGATATGCTTGGGCTTGTCGCTCCCGAAGTCGGTAGTCGCAGGGACAAACCACGCCTGAATCTCAGCCCCGCCGTCCGTCTCGCCTTCCATCGAGGCAAGCCCGCCGTTCCCCGCCATCAGAATATAGTCGCCACACTTGCACATGGCACTGAACGGAATATTGCTCAACCTCGTCGCTGCCTTTGAGGCCACGTTGTAGAAAAGGCCAGTGCCGTCGTTGTAGAGCTGGAAGATGTCAAGGCCATTAACCACACCAGCACCGATAGCGACAGACGGGACAACGGGTAAAACCGTGTCTTTCGTGAGATTATAGAAGGCCCCGCTCGGACTGCCGACGCATAGGCCCATGGTAGAGTTCCATGCCGCATACTCACCAGGCTCCTGAAACCCCAGATTGAACCCGCTTATCGTCTGAGCGCAACCCGACCACTCAAGAGCAGGGTAGGAGGCAACCAGTATCAACTCGAAGTCTTTAGGCTCTCGGCCCTTCAAAAAATATGTCGCGGACAGCGTAGAAATAAACATCCCGCCGTCAACAGGCCGCATCATAACGACCGTGCTGTCAAGCTGGAGCGTTGACCCGTGCAGGTCGAACCATGAATATGCAAACGGCTCCGAGAAGGTTATCCGGTTGTCTATGGATAAGAATATCCGGCTTGCGTGAAAGGCGATATGCCTTGCCGGAAATGGGCCGGAGAAATCCTTGTTGGTGTCAGGGCCAATGTAAGGAAGCGAAGTCCACAACTTCGACCCGCCACCGCCCGTAACGATTCCGTACTTGGAGGCAGAGGTGTAATAGATGTCGTTGCCGACCTGGGCGAAGCCCACATGGTCAACACCCGCAAAGCCGGTCGCAACAGTTGAAAGGGTGCCAGGGCTGGCCTTGTCGAGACGAAAGAGTGAATCCTCTTTCACCATCAGGCAATCGCCGGTATAGCAAAACAGGCTGTGACAGTTCCCAGAGGCCAGCGACACATACCCTTTTCTGGTCTCAATGCGCCGCCCTGAATCGCTTACCGTCACATTGACAGCCTCGGCAAGTGCGGTAATCCCCGACTCAGCGTCAAACGGAATCTCGTCAGGGGCCATGGTGTCATAAAGCCCAGTCGTCCCCCTGAAAATCGGGGTTATCCCGCTCATAGAAACTCACCCACAACAACCGGCGCATCAGGCAACGACACGCCATCCCTGATATACCGCTCCAGGTAATCGAGCATGGCCATCATCTGCCTGTAATGGAAATTGGTATTAACCTTGTCGCCTTCGGTGCCGTCCTCAATCCGTGAGAATATATTGTAACAAACACGGTGAAGCAGTATCTCAAAATAAGCAGGAGGAAGCCCGTCCGGCTCGTCAATGTCAGAGGTCATGTCAACCGGCAGCCGGTGATACCTGATAGTCAGGCTTTCCGGTTGTTCGGGGATTTTGGCATATACAAGGCTCTTGCCGGACGGTGCAACCGCTGTAACCCTGTTGCCAGTCTCGGTCAGTGTGCCGCCAAAGTGCGACGCTAACGCCGCCACGCTCCCAAACAGTTTTATCTCGCCAGGGTGCGCCGCCTGATCGGTAGCCGTCACCCTGAACAGATTGCGGTGGAAGTTGTCAGGAAGCTGGAGCGTATTGACGGAAGCGATTGTGGTTACCGTCGCCGACGTTTCAAGATCGGGCAGTATAAGCATGGAAGCCACGTACTGCATGGCCTTGTTCAGCATAACAAGTATCATGTCTTCATCGTACCGTGAATCAAGCACAATGTCGGAAATTTCCTCAATAAGCTCTCCAGCAGTCGCCATGTCCAGTTACTCCTTCGTTTCGTCGTGCAGCTCGGCCCATGCCTGATCGAAAACCACAGACTCAACCTTACCTCCGCACAGCTTATTAAGAGCGGTCTTGTCTGGGAGTCCGGCCTTGGTGAAATCGCCTTCCTGCTGGCGGATAAGCATGGCCTTTATCGCGTCTTTCACCACATCAACGGTGATACCGCTTTCTTTCTCGGGTCCAGCAATATTCGCCATGTCCTCAGAAATACAACCGAGCGCATAGGCAGCGGGTGCCATGTCGTCGGGCAGCTCGGCCCATTCCTCAGAGATTAAAGCAATCCGTCCGTCCGTAAGCGCAATCCGTTGACAGCCTTTTCGTGACCTGAATTTCATATTATCACTCCTGATTGGTTAAGTTGAGAGACGACCACGCCTTTCAACGTGGTCGTCTGGTGGTTATCCCTGATTGGTCATGGAGCGGCCAATCACAATATAGTTCACAGTCAGACGAGCCTTACCTGCGGTCGGGGCAGCACCTACACCCGTCCAGGTGATAGTCACGTTGCCGACAGTGGTCATCTCCTTTCCGCTGGTAGCCATTACACCCACATATCCAACAACATGAATACTGGCAGATGCCATCAGCACATCAGCGTTAGGGGCAGTAATGACAGCCACGTCAGAGGTTGCAGAGTTAAATGCAGTGATAGCGGCAAGGAATCCGCCAACTACTACCGCACCGATGGGAAGCTCAATCGCACTGGCAGCCACACCAGATGTAATATCGCCAAAGTTAATATCGACGGTTGCCGACAAAATATCCTGCCGGTTGGATTTTTTCGTAATAGCCATGTCCGTTTCTCCTTAAAAAGAAAAGAGTAGGGTGAGAACCCTCACCCTACAATATTTTGTGATTAGCCGAGGTAATGGTTAATCCCGAGTACGCCGAAGTCCTCAACCTGCTTATCATAGATTGAATAGAACTTAGGCTTAACGAGGCCGAACATCTTGTCGATGTTGATACCTACCTGAGAATCGTACTGGAAGGTTTTCTCGCACCAGTCCGGAGTACCAAGATCAGCCATGCCAAGAGCCTGTGCCCCGCAAAGCAGGGAACGAGTGCCGTTGATGTTGCTGCCTGCGCCCCACTTGGAACCGAGGGCCGCACCAACAGTGTTGAATACCAGGCGATGCTCGTGGATGACAACGCCGTCAATGGTGACGGTACCGCCGGTAAACCATGGAGAATCCATGCCGGACTTGGCCGCAACGCTCACGACGGCACGCTGGTAATCTGCGTCCTTTTTGAGTGCGCCCAGGGTGCCCGGTTTTACCAGCAGGACGTAATACTCCTTGCCGCCGCTCATAAGCGGTTTGATATAATGATCTTTGGCGAAAGCTGCCACGTCAACGATCATCTTATAGGTTGGCAAGTAGGTTGCTGCCACAGCTCCAGTGTTCGCGGCCTCAATCGCCGAACCGTTCCAGTTGACGCAACGGTTGGCGGTCGGGGCTGAAACATCAGCCGCAAATGACAGGCTCGGAAGCGGGCTATCAACACGAGGCGAGCCGTCGTTATTGAAAGCGTAGCTCACGCCTGACATTGTGAGGAAAGCTAACTGGTCGATTCTATTAGACAACCAATAACTTAGCCGTGTCTGCCCATGTTCGCGGAACTGAACAACGCTCTTCTGATCTGACATTTTACCCTTGTTCCGCACACCATGAGAAAGGAGATCAATATTGATTTCCTCTGAATAAGCCATCATCTCTTCCTCATTCCCTTCCCGCTCGTTATCGCCGACAACACCGTCCTTAACCAGGTCTGCCACAAGGTGCATTATGCAGCGCTCGCCTTTCTCAGTTTTTGTAGGTTGGGTGATGCGCTGAATCATAGAATCAGAGCCCGTTCCGAGGAAGCGTTTGATGAACATTTGATCTCTGGCTGCTTCCCAGGTATCCCGCGACCATACTGCTTTTTCTTGCGGCATTAGAGCCGCAAAGTTTGTATCTGCCATGATAAAGCTCCATTAAAAAAAGGTTAGAATTGATTAAACTTCTGTCTTTCTCGAAATGTCGCTTTCAAGGTTGCGGAATCGGGCTTAACGCTCCCGAGCGGCCATCATTTAACGCCATGATAGCAGGGCTGTTTTTCGCTTTATGAAAGGGTGCGGCCCTTTTTTCAGAAGAATGCTTACAGATTGTCGCCCCGCAATGCCTTCTTCTCTCGCTGTGTGAGTTTTGAAAACTCATCGTCGCTCATTTGCTCAACCTTTGTCGGTGCGGTCGAACCTGCGGCCCTGTTGCCGACCCCGCCCATTCGTGGTGGCTGACGTGCTGCCATTGCTTCTTTCCTTAGCAGGTTCGCATTACCGGCCCCTGCTTTGGCTGACCGACTGCTATCAGTGTCGGCTACCTCGTAACCATACATCTTTGCGACCTTGGCAAGTGCAGAGTCCATTGCTTCAAGTCGAGTGGCACCTTTGGCGAGCATATTGTCCCGCAACAAACCAAACGTCTCAATCGCCTCCGCATCGCCACCCTCGCCCAGGAACGGGTACGTCGCGGCAATCTTTTCAGCGTGTTGCACCGCTGTATCATATTCTTTTTGGGCTTCGGCCTTGGTCTTCGTCTCGTTGACTGTCCGCTCTGCTATCTCCCCAGCCCTAATCTCAACCTGCCGCGCCCGTGCATCTTCGATTTCCCCAGAAAGTTTGTCATACAACTCTTCGTCGCCGTCAATGAGTGCGTCCATGGATTGCCTGGTCTTTGCGGCGATCTCCTTCGCCAACGCTTTCAAATCTGTGTCCGGCTGCTGTTTATTGTCGTCACTATGACTTTCTTCGTCGGCTTTACCTCGTTCCGCTCTCAACGCCTCAAGCTCTTGTTCAGCCTGTTTCATCCGTGCGTTTACTTCGTCGAATCGGGCCTTCGGGATGCTGATATTCTGCCCCTTGCGTGATTCTCCGGTGTCCTCACTATCCTCTGCCGCTTCGTCAGCCTCTTTTTCGTCCGGCTCGGCCTTGGCTGTCTCGTCGCCTTCGTCGTCGCCCTCCAGGAAATCACCACGCATCCTTGCGTGATCTTCTGCGCTGGTTTGTCCCTCGGCCTCTACTGCGTCCACATCAATTACTTCATCCGCATCACTCATGGTTTTTATCGTCCTCCCAGACGGTAGCCGCCTTAATCGCTGGCGTAGCGTTCCACAATTTCGCTTGTGGGGCGATGGTTACATCATATCGTTCTGCGGTGTCTCAATCCCCGAGTTCAGACCCACCCCAGGATTAGCAGGTGTCAGCGGGTTTGTATTCTGCTGGACACGCATTCCAGTATCCGTAGGCGCTCCGCCCATTTGCTGCGGGATGATCGGTGCCGCATTCCTGTCCTCAAAACCAGCCGAACCAAGCATGGCATCGGCGATAGGCGCAGTCTGTGGAGTTGTTGCCGCCACATTCGCCGCTTGCATGGCTGAGTATTGCGCCTCAACCGCCTTGTTCACCCGCTCAACCATGACCCTATCAGTAACAGCGTCAAGGTTGCGAATCTTGGCTTCTATTTCTTTTGCCCGGGCCTCGGTCAGCGGGTCGCCGGTGTTTTGCAGGGCTTTGACAATATCGTTTTTGCGGGTCAGCGTAGAAGACTCAACCACAAAAGAATCAGGGATTCCGATACCCATTTTCCGCATCTCAAGGGACTGCCGGAACTGGTTATCCTCAAAGGTAGCCATGGTCGGCATATCGGTTACAACCACGTCATATTTGCCAACGGCGATATGGTTAAGCACCGTGCCATCTGGCAGAAACTGGTTTACGGTAAGCGGATTATAAACCGTCTGTGTCGGGTCAGACGAATCAGTTATCATAAACGTCCGCTCCTCTGTGTAAAAGTCCTGTATCAACTCCAGCAACTTCCGGCCCACCATGTTTCTTGTCCTTGCAAGGTTGTCGAGTGGCCCAGCCATCTGCGTCTTGCCCTGGAACTGTTTGGACTGGATAGCAATCCCTGATGTCTCATTTCCATCCATGCCCTGTTGCGCGTCGTTCATGCCGGTGATGGTCTTGATAAACATCTCGGCTTTTTCGGCGATGCGGTCAAGCCCGGTCGGAACCTGGTTTGACTGTATCTTCGATGGAGGCTGCGCCCCTTTTTTGTACTCAATAACGACTCCGGTCTTCGCTCCTTGCCGCTCAAGGTCGGTTGTTCGCATGTTGACAAGGCTGTTCTCTTCCACCAGCCACCCGCTATTTGCGCTGGTGTTGACGATATGAAGCACTTGGGATGTTGTCTTGTTGAGTAGCTCCTGCGGCGATACGGCATTATCTACCATCCCTAAAGTCTTCCCGCGCCGGAAGTATGGGAAGTACGGGACGACCGAGATCGTCCGGTACGGACTCCAATCGTCAAAAAGCAGAACGGCCTCAGTTGATACTGTCCAGCGCACCCGCTTGATAATCCTGGACGTGAGCATTGCCCCCTCATCCACCATCCGGCTCAGTTCCACCTCGGTGAACCTGTCGCAAGGCTGAATATCCCCGTCAGCGGTGACGACAACCTTGGTCATCTCGTAGCGGTAGTGCTGCCGATCTATGACCATGTAACGGGTAATCGCCCCTTGCACCCAAGTCGAGCCGATAGTGTTGGTATCACTGTCTCCGAAGGCGTTACGGTCGTCTGCTTGTTCGCTGGATTCAGCCGACGACTCCCCGCTATTCTCTATCTGCCTGGCCTTCTTCTGCCCGTAAATTTGACCAATCTCGTCAAGGGTCATCCAGCGCAACCGGATAAAATCGCCCCATGTCTCAGGGTCATACCCGTTAGCGTCAGGGTCAGGGATGCAATCAAGCGGGTCAAGCACCATCCCCGCCACTTCACCAAGGGCGTTATCCTGAAATGACATTGACAGGTCGATAAAGCCTCGTTGCTGAATAAGGCCATCGCAAAAGACCGCGCTCTCCAGCCAAACATATCCAATATCGTCGCAAATTTGTCTGGTTATCTTGGTGAGAGTGTCGGCTATAGCATCGTCTGTTTGGTTGTTCCTTGGACGGTACGATATGTCGGCCCGACTCTTGAGCTGATCGCCTATCGCCGTGTTGACTGCTGGGAAGATGGTGTTGATCTCGATACATGGCCGACCGCTGGCCTCTACCTTGCGCCGGTCGTTATCCGACCACTGCCGCCCCGCCCCCAGGTAAAACTCCTCCAGCCGTTTTGCCTTGGGGACATAGCTATCATGGCCCCTCTGCCGCCCGTACTGGTATCTATCCCAGGTTTCTCGGGCGATGGTGCGCTCGTCTTTCATTGTCGGTTCTGCCATATCCACCCTCTATGCCGTCATTGCGCTGCCGGTTGTGCTACTTTGCATTGCCCTTAATTTTTCGCGCCATGCTGGAAGGCTTACGTCGTCATTCGCCGCCACGGGAAACGCAAAGGTGAGCGCAAGCGCGTCGCCTTCGTCTGGTGATTTAATGCCACGGGCCTTCATTTCGTCTTTCGACTCCAGCTTGAGCCGTTGGGTGCTGTCGTATTTGTAAGACGGCCCCACAAGATCAGCATGGAGTGAATCGCTGTCCGGTATCTCAACGCTACCACCAGCCAGCCAATCCCGCATTTCACCCCACATCTGGGAGCGCATATTGTGGTATTTCCCTTCCTCGCTCGCTCGCTCCCCGAAGTTTACAGCGGTTATCTTGCGCCCATATCCAAGTTCATTGAGCCTATCGACGATGCCAGCCCCCAGGCCGCCAACATCAATAAAGACCATTGCCGGATTATCATCGTTGATAATCTTACCGACAATCCCCGCTACCTGCATTGTGTCGAGCTTGCTGA